TGATACTTTATTTAAAAAGTCAACTTTTCAACGTTCAACAGTACAAAGCTAGAATGAGTTTCTTTGGACAATGGATTCAGTACATCGATCCAATAATCACACGTGCTCTCAGCATATTGCCACACTTGAGAGAAATCATCAATATAGCATTAAAACCCTTTAATGGGATAAATTTGTTGGATGATCATGATAGAACACATCTGGCAAACAGAATCAGGTTCATAGAATCCAAATTATCATTAATTGGAGAAGAAAAAGCAAATATAGAAATCTTAGATAAGAATACTAGAAAAATGATCATTGTTTTTTACTCAGAAAAACTTAAACAACTTGAGAGGAAAATGATAAGAGAATTTATGTTACCTGTGTTTACTCACTTAACCAATCCTGGTATGTCTTTATTTGACATTAAACAAAATAATTTCTACAACTTTTATTCAGAAGAATTGGAAGAAAGCATGATGTTACCCGAGAAAGAATTCTCAATTCCCCCGCTTAAGAGAAGTATTCTGAGAACCTTGGAAAACGGCTTAGACTATTTAATGAGGAATCATCCCAGAAGGAGTGCAACAACCCTAAATAGAATAGATTATCTTAAAAGTGTGGGGAAAAGAGGTGAAAAACAAGAAATCCATGGGGTAGAACACATCAGCAATTATCAAGCAGTAGATTCGGTTGGCTTCTGCACTTATCTTTGGAACGAAATAGGTGCAGTTAAGAACATATTCTTGAATCAGTTTTTACATCTAGGTGTTGACTCTTCCTATGTCATTCTGTTTCCTCATGGATGTTTTTCTATACTAGAGAAACACAGTATGAATTCAATGATCTTAGAGGAGATATTCGACAAGGTCATAATAGAATTATGTTTGAGTATTAAGATTCTACAGAGTACAGATACTTATAATAATACTTTAATAGAATTCTTTTACCCCTCGAGACCAATTTCCAGCAAAATACAGAAAATAAGAGACCTTGAAAAACAAACCAAGAATAAATATCACTCAGTGAATTTCTGAATTGTTTAAAAACAAAAGGATAAATTATGTGTTTCAAGTTCATGTTTTAAATAAATAAAAAAGATCGAGAATCACATAACATTCATACAGTCTGATTTAAAAGCCAGTGTGTCCAGACCGGTCTAGGGCCTAGTACGTTCCCTGGAACGTCTGTATGAATTTGTGATACTCCTGTACATCATGACCAAGGCCTCTCACTTCTACAAGTGATGCTTATAGAACATGGCACCATGATGCAGCTCTTCAGCACGCCTCTACTTAATTGATGATCACATCAGTGTGATACTGTAGACTGTAGTGCTGAAGAGCGTTTTAAGGAGGGCACTGGTATTTCATTTAACATTTCAAGGGTTGTGCTTTATAATGCTGAACTTAATAATTTTTATAAAAAATTATCA